TGTGCATCTACTGTTAAAGTAGTATCTGCGGTTAAAGAAACAGAGTTATTAACCCCTGCTGAAATAAATCCTGCCAAAGATTTGACTGGACCTGAAAAAGTTGATTTAGCCATTATTGTCTCCTAACTAAATATGTTGCGCCATCTTGGAGTAAGTCTGCCGAATCAGTTGGTACAACGGGTTACTTCGGTTTAGATAACTATACTACTTTAGAGGTCTTGAGGGAAGTTTTCTTTAGATTTTAAAATTTCTTCTCTGCATTTAAATAAAGCTTGATAAGACTCTTTAATTGCTGGATCTTTGCCAAACTCATCTATCATATCTTTACCAATCATCTCAACTAGAGCTATAACAGTTGTCATTCTGCCATCTATATCTTTTATTTTTTGAATATCTTTTGCTGTCATTGTAGATTCTTTTTTCTGTCTAATATTATAACCATCCAGCCAGTTTTTTACATTAATTAGTTTTTTGCTGAAGTCTGGATATGTTTCCCAGTCTCTTATTTCTTCTATATCTCGGCCGCAACCTTGACATCTTTCGTCAAAGGGAGCCATTGACGTTGAGCAACGCCCATTGCAGGGTGAGTTAGCTAGGCTAATACTCATATGTAAACCAGTATTCACAAATATACCTCGGTTTACTCAGATTCTACATCAAGAATCTAATTATAGGTAGCTTTTTGTAAATTTTTGTATAAAAAAAGGGGAGCAAATGCTCCCCTTTTATCAATTGCTAAGAATTAAGCACCTTGAGAAGCGAAAACAGCTCTCCAATTGGAGAAACCGAAAGAGTATCTTTCTCTAGCTTTGTAACGCATGTTACCAGTATCGAAATCACCCTCTAGGGCTGTTGACATAGGACTTCTTTGGAAGTGTTTAAAGCCATCTGGACAATCTGTTTTTAAGAACCAAGCATCATTGTCTGTTAGATAGTGGTTAACCACATATCCATCAGGACACATACCCATATTCCTAATAGCGTTGATGTCATTGTCAGATGTACCAACTCTACCAGGAGTGTTGATCAATCTATCAGCGACAAACTGCAATTGAGGTGGAACAATCAACTTCATACCTTTTAGAGCAATTTGTAATTGTCTGTCATCGGTTAAAGTTGAGATAGAAATTAACGCATCTTCTAATGAAGTTTCGTTAAGGTCTGTATATGTTGAAGGTCTGTTACTTGCAGTTCCGCCACCACCTAGAGGGTGAGAGCTAGAAACAAGTGGTTGACCGTCGCCACCAGTAAAATTACTGTCAAACGCATTGTTTAACACAGAAGCAGCTTTAATCTGCTTAGTGTTAGCCATAGATCTAGCCAAGGCTTTTGTATACCTTGAACCAAGTCTATCGTAAAGATTATCTTCTACAGCTTCTTCTGTAAGAGCAAAAGCTAAAGCAACAGTTTCATGGTTATAACGTGATGTAAAGCCTTCAGTAGCGTTATCAAACGATACTCCAGCTCCTTCAGCTTTAACTGAAGCGTTACCAAAACCAACAATCATTACTTCTTCTTCAAACGCTCTATCTGAAGATTCTGTTTCGTAGATTTCTTCGTGTTCAGAATCGTACCTTGCATACTCCATGCCGAAAAGGGCATTAAGACCAGGCTCTAGTTCTTTTGCTAATTGGGATCTATTAATAGCCATTATTTATACCCCTGTGGTTTGAGCATAGAAGTGCTCGTTAATTTTAACAATCAAGTTCACGTTTGTTGAAGCTGAACCAGTACCTAGGGTGCTGTTTTCAGGATCAGTAGAAACGCCCACAATCCTTAACTGAGCTGTAGTAGCAGCAGTAGTGCCACTAATTTTAACTCCAGAAATACCTGTTTGTGTTGAACCAGTTGAGTAAACAGAGTCAGCATTATTACCAACAACTGTTTGCACTACTGAACCAGTAGCAGCTGATTGAACTTCAAACAAGGCATTAGGATCGTCAACTATGAATGCCACCGCGTCAGATGTCACAGTTCCATTTGGCCAATACGATGAAAAAATCGTATCTCCGCTTGAGTCTGTATATTGACATCCTCTAAAGACTCCTAGTACAGGATTATCCGTAGCGCCAGCAACTAAAATAGTTCCCGCGTTGGTCATCTTCACTAGGTCGCCTGAAAAAATGTTTCCAGATGCACCAGAAGCAATTTTGTATTCGGTCACTCCTTCGCTGTTGTAACCCGAACCAACTTTTCCTACTGGTTTTAATCCGAAAGGTGCATTTTGATTAGACATATTATTACCTTTAAATTAAATATTTATTTAACGGTATAAGAATTAACTTCTTTTACCGCCACCAAAAGTTACGCTTGATGTTCTCTGAGGCTTTAACATCGGAGAACTTGGATCTGATTCCTTTAGTAGATCATTATCAATAGCTTCTTGTTGCTGTTGAGCACGGTCTGAGAAATAGGCGTTTCTTTCTTCACGTGTTTCATTTGGAATCTTAGCCAAAAGCAAACCACCCACGGATACAACACCAGCGTGCTTTCCATCATCAATCGAAGGAAGTTCAAAGTCTCCAATCTCATCAGCAGTTACGAGCTCAAAGCCCTCACGTAGCCTAGACATTACATTCTTTTTATCTTCCTGACCGACAATTTCGGCTCTTATCCACCTATAGGTATAACCTTCAGGTGCAGGTGGTGTCTCCAACATAGATGGGGGACGCCATGGTTTGCGAGCGTTCATAGTAGCTCGAGTATCAGCAGAACGAGGAGTTCTGTTATTAGTTTTTTTATTATCAGCCATATTTATTACCTTTTAATATGCTTAGCGTATTCTTGAACTGGTACATTTAAACGTCTAGCCATTTCAACTTCGCTTTTGCTAAGTCTGACTTGTCGTTTCTTACCAGAGCTTTCTGACCTTCCAGCTGGAGCAACGGTTTGTTGCATCTTCGCTTTAGGTTTTGCTTCTCCACCATCGTTAAACTTATGTGGAAATTCGACTCTAATACGTTTGTCTATCTCATCATAGTACATTGAGTCGCTAGGATCAAACCCTTCTTCCTCAATTAATTTCTGATGAATGTTAAAAGCGGCCATAGTCATTATTTCGTCTTGACCAAACCACTCATTTTTTTCTGCCCAACCTTCCGCCGCAGGGTCTGCTTGCGGAGTCGGAGCTTGAACTTGTTGCTGAAAAGATTGCTCTTGCGGTACATTTTGATACACAGGCTCTCTTTCAATTTGCATTCTGTTGTTAGCCAACTTACTTTCTTCAACAGTAATCTTGTCAAGAATTTCTTGGGCTTTTGTTACCTTGTCCCAGTCTTGTTCTTGATAAGCTCCTTTTAGAACGCTATTAGCTTGAGCTCTTTGAGACTTTAATCTATTTTCAGCTTCACCATAATAGCTTTGATTAAGCTGAGATGTGCTGGTTTTTAGATGTTCATTCTCACTTTGTAAGCTTTTTGCATACTCGTAAGCAGATTGAGCGGCACGCTCTTGCTCACGCATTTTTTTAGTTAAAGTTGCAATACGTTTTTGAACACCTTTTGAGTAATTCTCTAGTTCGTCTTGCTCTTCAGCTTTTTTTGTTTCTTCCTCAGAAACATTTTCTACAGCGGCTTGCTCTTCTTGATCTTCCTCTGGAACATCAAGTTCTACAACCTCGCCTTCCTCAACCTCTTGTTCTGGAGCTTGATTATTTTCTTCTTCTAGCATGAGTCCTCCTCACGTTTACAGCGTGACGATATCATCGGGATCTTGAATGGTCGCGATAACTTCGTCGTCGTTAATAATACGGCATTCTGCATCATCGCCTAACTTAAAGCGAGCTCCAGCATACCGACCAATTAGCACCCATTGCTTCTCTTCACACCAAGGTGTGTCTCCAAATTTGTCTTTATCTTTATAACAGAGCGGACCCATTTTAATCACATACGCGACTACTGAGGCCAAAGCTTCTCTGTCAACTGATTCTTTTGTTAATACAATTCCACCTTTAGATACACCTCTGCCTCTGTATGGAAGAATCAACATTCTCCATCCAGTAGGACTAGGCATTCTTTCTATTAAGGTTTTATCAACCAAGGTAGGATCTAAAACTCGATCTTCTGCGCTGACAAAAGCTTTGTCAACTTCAGATTTGTTTTCTTCTGCTTTATCGTTTTCTAATTCAGCTGCAATATGGTCAGGTACCAATACTTTGTTCTTCGTCATTTTCTTCTATCCTCTCTAGCAACTCCCTAAGTTCTTGCTCTACGTCAACGAGGGAATTGTAACGCCCACGTAGATATTGATAGTCGTCAAAAGATTTAACACCATTGAGTAATTGACTCTGGGTATCGTCTTTCTTCTCCTTTAGCCTTTTTTTTAATTGGTCAGCTACCCAAATCGTTGACATTAATAAATGCCAGAAAACTTACCGCCGAACTCAGCAGCGCCCATACCTCTAGCTTTGCCTTTGCCCATTCCTGGCTTTGGCGAAGCGTCAGCAGAGAAAGTGCCTTCATTATTTTTAGAAGGGACAGTTCCTTTGTTGCTGTATGATAGTTTGTTCTTGTCTACTTTTATATTTTTAGCCATTTGTTTACCTAAATTGATCGAACTGTTTTAGACCGATATCAATCAATTTTAATTCTTTTTGTTGATCAAGTCTATCTTGAGTCGTATCGTCCTTCATTCTAGCAATATCTCGCTGGGCGTCAATACGTTCTCGATCTATTTGATCTTGTCGGGATTTTTCCTCTGCACGCATTTGCTCTTTAACGGCAAATTGTTCTTTGTCTTGTTGCAACTCTTGACCTTTGAGTGCTAGCTCTTGTTTTCTAATTGCTACCAACGGATCTTCTTGCGGCGGAGTTGCTACTTGTTGAGCAAACTGAGCCATTAGATCAGTCATTATTGGCGAGCTAAACTGCGCCAACAGTTCGTTGGCTTGTTGATTGAGCGCCGCCGCGTCAACAGGTGTGGATTGTTGGGCTTGTTGCTGCAATTGTTGATATTGCTGCATGGCCTCGGGCGGCATCTGTTGTTGCGCGATCAAGTCAGCTTTCATTTGTAAGTGCTGCATGATATGCGAATGTATGTTGGCTTGAATCTGAGCGTTCATTTGAACTGGCTGCATGTTCAACAAGTTAACGTGAGATGCAATATGAGCATCATGGTTTTGCTGAATAAATGCTTGCGCTGTTCCGCCCATTAATAAAGTGCTGTTTTCCATTCCAGACTCAATTGGTTTAGGTTGAGTGTCTGGGGGTGGAATTAATAACGCATCAATATTGTCAGTTCCTAACGCAGCATACATTCTGCGATAAGCTTCATACATACCATTTGGACCATGAATCTGCGGATTGGATTGAACCAATTGCATCATTTCTTGAGCCATAATAATTCTTTGGCTGGTAGAGAATATGTCTGGGTTAGAGACGGGAAATACATCTACCCTATCGTCAAAGTCAGCTTGCTTAATTTCCATTTGCCCACCCGATACAGCATATGGATATGCTTCAGGTAAACTTTTGGCAAAAATATCTGCTAATAAATTAAACTCTTTCTTTTGGCCTGCATGCAAACGCTTATGAATCGCAGATAAAACCTTGGTAGATTTTTCTAACAAAGCAACCGTCGTTCCTACAGGTGCTTGCGAATTGCCTTCACCTATATTTATTTCAGCAATAGAGGCAAATCGTTGGCCGCTTTGAACCAATAAGCCTAATAAAGAAAGCAAAGTTCCGCTTGGCTCTTTAAATGGCAAAGGTTGAATTGCATCACGTAAAGATCCTGCGGGTGCATCTACATCTCTAAACTCACCTGGTTGAATCGGAGAATCTTCGTCTCTAATTCTAATACCTCTAGTTTTAAAACCAGCTGGCAAGTTAGCCAAAGTACCAGCATCAATCAATTGTCTAACAATTGAAGTTGAGGCTTTGGATAAACCACCAATCATATGAGTTAAACCAAATCCGTAGAAGCCTAAACCAGGCAAGAACTTGAAGTGAACGAAGTATTCGATTTTATTTTTCATCGGATCGTCTTCTTCAAAGTTTCTGCGAATAGATAAAATGTTTTCGCTGTTGCTATCAATTGTTACGATGTAAGGCAACTTAACTTCTGTATACTCGCCTTCTTCATTTACATCTTCAAACCCTTCGAGGTCTAAATTACAATGAACTTCGTAAAGATTAGAAACTTCACCTGTATCGTAAGATGGCTCCATTCCTTCTAGTTTTTCTATTTCTTCTTTAACGCCAGATGCGTTTGATAGATCGCTGCCATCACTTACTCTTACGTCTCTATAAAAACCAATTGCTTGAAGTTTTTTAACTTCGTTTTCTGGCATCTTAATCACGTGAGTGATTCTTGGGCAAGATTCTAGATCGGTTGTATAGTAAGGAACAATTAAATCTTCGGGTGCAACAAACTTAGAAACAGGTCGTTGTAAAGTTTCATCGTAATAAACTTTCTTAAAAGCAGAACCTGCTAAAGGCAAATAGAAAAGCATTTGGTCTAGATCTTCGTCGTACTCTTCCATTACGTGAACTATTTGATAGTTCATAAATTCTTTTACACGCTGGGCTTGTTCCTCTACGGCTGAACTATATTCACCAACAACTTGAGTTTTAACTGGGCCTTGCGGGGGCAATAATTCTTTGTAAGCCTGCGCTTGGAACTGAGTTACAGATTCGCCAAGCAGCGGATGAATCACGCCACTTGCACCTTCAAAAGGTTCAGACCTGCCATCGTCAAACTTCATACCTAGATACTTGAGTCCATCGGTATAAGTTTTTTCCCAATCTTTTCTAGCAGACTTGTCGTTTTCTATTGCAGATGTTAGCTCAATATAAATTTTACTTAGCTCACTTTGAGAAACAACTTCGGCTAGGTTTTCGCCAAAACCGACCGAACCCATTTCTTCTTCCATCTCACCCAGAATAACTGAGCCATCGTCTTGATACTGAACTCCTTCTTCATCATCTAAACTGTCCAATATCTCAATAATTTCTTGGTCTATTGCTTCGTCTGTTTGCTGCTCAGTAGTCATATCTTGCATGTCTTCTACTTCTTGAGCAGGATCGGGTATTTGTCTTTCTATTGCCATTAGTAATAAACTCTCTGTCTAGGTTCGCGTTCTTCGTCTTCGTAATCACTATCTAAATTTACAAAACCGCCCTCGCGGAATCGCATCAACGCTTGAGTCATAGTATCACATAAATCATCGTGAGCTCCAAACGGAAATGACGCACATTCTTCAATCATATCCTCGGCAAATGCCATATTCGGAGCATACACCATACCAGACTCAAAGATGGGAGCAACCGAGTGCATTCTTGTTGTTTTATCATGGCCCCTGGTCGGCGAGTAATTTACTACAGGTATGCCCATTCTTCTAAGCTCATGGGTAAGTGGCGTACCACTTGCTTTGGCTTCAATCAAAACCATATCGGTTTCCCAGTATTGATACTCGCGCATCGCTATTTCTTTGAGTTCGGGGAAGTCCCACCTGCCTTTTTGACAATCTAATAATATGACGCAATCGGGCGAATCTTCGCTGGGTCTAAAAACACCCCAAGTTGAGATAGCCGAGAAGTCAGCCGTTTCTTTTTTGGAAAACGCCGTATCGTAAGACTGCATAATATATTGAACGGAGGGTAAAGAATCATGCTTCCATCTTTGCCACCAGTCGCGTTTGATAATCGAACCTTCTTCAGCGGTCGGCGTTTGCATCCATTGAGCATTCCACTTCATTCCAGGCAAAGACGCTTTGACTTTCTGCAATTCATCTAAAGCCCAATACTCGGGCCAGAGAGGTTTTTCGGTATCGGGAAAAATAGCAGGGAACTCTATTACTTCCCATTGGTCAGCCAAAGGTTCTTTTTGCGCGTCTAGTAATTTAGCGGTTAGGTCGATCGAAGACCAGCGCGTCATCACTATTACAATCGCACCTTTAGGCTGTAAACGCTGGCGAGGTCCAGAGGTGTACCACTCGTAGGCAGACTCTAGGGCAGTCGGCGAAAGTGCATCCTGTTCAGAATGCGGATCATCGATGATTAACAGATCCGCACCCCGCCCAGTTACAGCTCCACCCACACCTGCTGCAAAGTATTCGCCACCTTTATTGGTCTCCCAACGTCCTGCTGATTTATTATCAGCCTGCAAACTGACGTCGGGAAAAACTTGTTTGTATTCTTTTTGATCCATCAAGTTACGCACCTTACGACCGAACCTAACGGCGAGTTCACCCGTATGGGTCGTCTCCATTATTTTCATTTTAGGTTTGAGTCCCATCACCCAAGACGGAAAGAAGGTCGAAGCAAACTCAGACTTAGTATGTCGAGGTGGCATGTTAACAATCAAACGATTGATTTCACCTCGAGCAACTTGTTCTAGCTTTTCTGCAAATATCTGATGATGGCGACCGCAGACAAACTCTGGCCACATGTGATTGACGTAACTCAAAAAAGATTCTTGACACTCATCTTGCGTTGAGTAACCGTCTTGCTTTTCTAAAAGCAGCAGGGCTTCTTTGAGTTCAGCCTCTGTAAGTTTGGAAAAATCCATATGTTATATATTAAATTCTTTTCTTAATTTTGCTAGTAAATTTAAATCTAGTTTTTCTGCACCTTGTAATTGATCAAGTTCTTTTTGAATTGATTTTGAAGAGCTGTAAGGAATTGCTTGTTTAATTTTTTTTGCGTCTGACAAGTCACCCAAAGCAGCGCCAGGCTTTTCTAAACTTTCTGCTTTACGCATTTTATCAAAGTATTTTTTTAATAATTTTATTTTTTTAATTTTTTGATCTGGAGAAAGAGCAGTCATTGCCATTTTGAAAACTTGGTCTTCTCCTATTGGTTGAATGCCAAGCTCATCCATCAAAGATTGTATTTCTCCACCTGCTTCTTTTTTTAATCTAAACTCTTCGTAGTATTTTTCAAAGTCTGGATTTATTTTATCTTTGTAGGTTTTAGAAAACTCAATTGCTGAATCTTGGTCTTTGCCAAAATTGATTGAGTCGCCAGAATTAATTGCATCTCGCATGCTTTGCTCAACATACTTGCCGTCTTTAACAACCAGCTTAGGATAAACAACCCAATCGCCTGTTTTGTCGTCTATATCTGCTGAAAGCAAATGTGTTTGCGGACGGCCTTCCTTATCGAATTTTGTTGGGTTTGGATAGTTCTGCGGATTGCGAACGCGATCTATAAACGGCAGATCAGCCATCGTTAGCTAAGTTGGGCCAGCTCTGCGTCAATCCCGCCTTGTTCCATACTGCCTTGCATTGTTTCCATTACAGCTTGAAATACAGCTGCAATATCGTCATCGTCCAAACCAGCTTGTCTTAGCGATTCAATTACCTCGGCTTCAGATGCGCCAGCTTGAACCATCTCAATAACCATTTGGACAAATTGGTCTAGCTCTTGAATTTCTGGTTGCATGCCTTGGACTTCCATCAAGCTTGCTTCGATTTCGTCTCCGCTCGGAGCCATCATTTCAGTTTCTTCCATCATCATTTCGCCTCCATTGGCTTTAAGTTGAACTCCTCGTCCCTTTAATATATCTGCTTGAGTAACCTTACCATCGCCTGTTAGGTCGGGGAAGTCGCCGCCGCCTGCTAGTTGAGGCATCCCATTCATTATTTCTTGTATTCTTTTTTGAATTGAGGCCATCTTAGCAGATGTATCAATAACGGCTTGGTCGTCGTTGTAGGATCTGTCTAGGCGCAATTGCTCTTCTAGATTTTTAAGCTGCGCTTGCAAACTAAATAATTCTCTTTCGAGAGAAACGTCTTCACCCTCTTGCATCATCATACGTGGCTCCATATCTTGCATACCACCCATACGCTCTTGAGGCATCATTCCAACAGGTGCAACCTCTGGCAGATCTTGAGTCATCGGCATATCGCCCATCGGTAAAGGCTCTAAAGCTGAAATGTCTATTTCTGCTCTTGGTATAGGTTGACCAAAGATGGTTGGGTTGAAAGAAGGTGCGTTACTTATTGGCATTCTTTCTGGTATGGATTGTTGATTTCTTATTTGTTCTTTTAACCTGCGAATAGCTTCGCTAAAAGCGATATTTTTTTGGGGCAATCTACCTCGAAAACGCATGTCTCCTATCATACCTGGACGTCTTGGCATCTTACGTATATTGCCAATCATCATATTGTTAGGCCGTATTTGTTTCTTAACTCTATTTTTTATTTTACTTAAAAATCCCATATCCTTTCCTCGGTTGACTTATTCTAACATCCAAAACTTTAAAAAGTATAGAAAAAATTTTGGGGGTATGGGTACCCTTTTGTTTATTTGGTTTTGATCTGGGGAAAAAGTGTGAATAACTTTTTTGTCTCAGGATTTTTTTTGGCTGGAAAAAATTTTTTTAGGTGCAGGCAAAGTAAAGATCTTGGAGAAGATAGATTGAACGAAGTGCAAAAATACCTTACCTGCATACGAATGATATATGAGGGATATAAAAAAGGCAATCTTTAGATATGAGAGATTGAGTATGTGTATTGTTGTTCTTGTCTGTATATGTAAGTTGTTAAACCAACATATGGGGGGGTAGTCCGATAGATATGATATTTCCCAACCCGATTGCCGACTACGATAGAGTCCCTTATAAATTCTTTAGCGGAGCAGAGCGACGGTTATTCTTTCTACTGGCTACTGGCTTATATAAATTCTTTAGCGGAGCGTAGCGACGGTTATATATTGCCTTGCAAAAATTAAAAGAGCAGGGCGGTTATTACTTCGCATAATATGTAAATATTTAAGCATATAACCCAATATCCAGCTATTAAGCTCAGGGCAGACACCCTCTGAAACCCGCATTCCTACAGCATTCTTGGTTTTAGTTCCAGTTTATACCCCTAAATACATATAAATACATATAAAACGCCCTCAAATATAGCCCCCCTCCTCCCCTCTCCAAATAAATATATAAAAAAAGGGGGCTTTTTGCCCCCCTTCTCTTCTCTTCACCTCCTATTTATCGGTTAAAGCCATTATCAGAATGATAATTAATATTAGTATTTCAATCATTTGGATACCCGCAAGCTTTATAAAATCTATCAGCGTCAAAAAGCGGATTCTCAAATTTGAAATATTCAACCAAAGAATCAACTAAATCATCCTTCTCTATTAGCTCGCCTCTTCCTCCCCAGTCCCGTTCGCCGTCGCCCAATCTTTTACAGATTAGGGCGATAGCTTCAAAGTGTTTTTTAGATAAGCTCATTTGCTCACCTTACTGGAATCGATCTTGGCAGTTAGTCGAACCTCGAATCCTTCGGGGCTGACTATCTCATCAAGTCGACGCTCTAGCGTCTCTATAGCTGAGGTATGGTCATCAATCATATCGTCCATACTGCCAAAGTCGTACTCATCGCGGAAGCCTTGAAGCTCATACTCAACCATATTGGAATGTTCCTCAATATCATCGACTTTACTGCTAAGGTCGTAAGCCTCAGTAGTTAGCATTTTCACATCTCTAATTAAGACGGCTAAGCTTTCCAATCTATCGACTGTCTCAACCGATCTTGTAAGCTTGTTAAAATAAGCCAAAAGATCAGAATCTTTTAGCAACCAGTTCAAAATGATTTTTTTCATTTTATCTATCTCCAATAACCACCCGCGAAATTGCGAGCTTGTTTCGATTATCTGTTATTTTCTACTTAAAGTAAACTCCTTTATTTTTGCCTATATAGTCAATTAATTTAGGCTTAATTTTGTCTCAGAATCATTTATTTTTTTTATTTGTATGTATGTGTATATGTG